CCGTCAATTACCACATGAGCTTTATCGCCCGGCCGAAGCCACTCATGGGGGTAGCTGTGTGACAGCCATGCCTAAGCTAGGAGTTCATCCTTCAGTTCCCCAACAGAAGGAATACTAGCTCCCACCACCAGACGTACTTGCGTTTGTCAACTCTGGTGATCTGGGGGTATCCACACCCCCTCAGCACGACTCGCCACCCACCTGCCTAACACTCCCACCTACTTTGGTTCGCTTGCGCCAACTTGACTAGTAAGTCCATCTCCTGCTTGCGCACGTTGGTGAGCGCCGCAGAGACTCTCGAGCTGAGCTTGACCAGCTGGTTACTAAGCCTGGCCAGTCTAGCTCCGTACTTTGCAAGGTCCGCGAGGTCTTCCGAATCTTGCAGTGGGCACGCTCGAAGCCCCACGACTTCCTCAAGCCGCGGGTACTCATTGTCCTCTACCACTTCGCCATCTGAGTCTACGTCCATCGTCATCGATGCAAGCATGTCAACGACGCTCTCCTCCACATAAAGTGGGGAAAGGTCGAAGAGCATTGCGTGCGCCATCTCTCTAGGTGCGGGGGTCACACCCAACCCGCTGGGTCATGGCAAGAGCAGTGTTCCCACTCCCACTCGCCATGAACGACCTGGCCCAAACTATGCGATCCGACAGGAAGCTTCCAGTCTATGATCCGACGCTCTATTAGTTCCTGTTGGAAAGCGTCGATGCCATAGGCTCTGTGGAAACTTGCTCGGGTCTCGCAAGTAATGGGTTCCGGTCCCAGTGCCCCTAAATCTCGCACCCTGCCGGTAGGCAAGACTTTCCACATCCAATCAGTGTCCATGATCGAGCGGTTGAAAGAGCCCTCTGAACACAGCTTGGCTGCGTATGTCTGCACAATCGGCATTCCTGGGTACAAGGCCATTAAGCACTGCCCAACGCTGTAGGCCATGTCGACCCGCGTCTTCGCCTCACTCCAGTACCTGACTCCTGACGTACTCTGACTTACTATCTTCTTCCAATTAGGCAACATCGTCACCCCGCCTGTGTTGGTCAAGACGGGTCGCGACTGGCAAAAGTCGATCTCCTCCATTTGACGGGCTATCGACTCGACTTTCACCTCCTGGCCGAAGCTGAGGAACTGGCCGCCTATCCCGGCCAGGAACCTCTCAAGGTCTCGCTCGTCAAGCACTACGGTGATGTCGTCACCGTCATCCAAGAACTTAACGCTAACGCCTAACTTGCGACATGCCGCCCTAATCATGAGGATCATGATGACACAATTCCCGAGGGCTGTGTTCATGTCCCCACTCATTCTATTACCATCTACCACATAGCGCCACCCCCCAGATGTCACAACTTTGTTCTTGAGTTGCATCGATAAGAGCTCAGCAAACCAAGGGTCATTACATGATCGGAGATAGAATGAATGCTCCAATTTAATAATTTGCCTCGATAAATGCTGGTCCCATCTCGAACCATCTAGGATGACTGCTACGGGCCGTGCAAACCAGTTCCACATCCGGCGTATGGCTTCACCCCTATCCCACGGGGCCATTCCCTTCGCTATCAGCGGGAAGCCGTCCTCATCTTCAAGCCTGTAGATTTCGTGTTCTATGGGCTTGAGATAGAGGCCGATCTCCACGTTGAAGCGCGGGCTTCTGGCCTGAATCATCCGTGGGTCAGGGTTGACCTTAGCGCTAGGATTGAACTTTTCAGATTTGACAAAAGCACGTACCATTGCTTCCTTCGGTAATATAAGCGGACACTCTTCCAGAGACTTCACAGCCTCTAAGTACCTTGATTTGCGCCGTCCAGTGTAATGGTCGCAAAATGCCTCCCGAGTCATCGGACTAACTCGGGGGAACCTGTAGGACAGGGTCCTAAGCTCAGATTTCAAAAGCTTAAGCCCCGCAGATGTTGGTTTTGGAACTGCACCGATCACTCTATTCCTCAGGGCGACGTATTCGTTACATGTGCAGTTCCTGTGGGTATACACAGCCCACAGCCC